GCATCCAATTGGTATCCACGGTTGTCCTTCATCAAGACCAAGTCGTGGGTGTTACCAATCATATCATCAAGAGCGGCGATGGTTCCGGCATCTTGAGAAAGCTGAGTCCAGATTTGCATCCAGTCTCCGTATTGTCGGTCAATTCGTTGACCTCCGATTTCAAGCTCGACAGTCTTGATCAATCGGTGTCCAATGTAGTTCAACCAACGGAATCGAGCAACTGAAGTCTTGATGGCAATCAAATCAACAGTTGGCAACACAACCTGAACATAAGTTCGGTACATCAAATCGGCATTACGATTGATGATAGCAGTGACACGCTTGTTGAAGTCGGCCTGTCCGTTGAAGGTGACTTCGATGGATTCCATTGCGAAGTTGGTGTGTCTCTTGAAGAGAACCTTCCAGAAGGTAATTTGTGGATTACCAGAAATGTAGATATCTTGCGCTCCGTAGCTGACGAGTTGTAACAAACCTCCTCCCATTTTATGTGTATGTTTACTCGCAGGAAAAAAATATTTGAGAGTAGGGGCCGAACAATTCACACACAAAGACGCATGTGTAAATTGCGGTATACCTATTCATATAAACAAGAGTCTAATTATGTTTTGGTTACAAGATTGATAGAAGAGTCTTCTGGCAACGGAATATTCGCTTCAACAAACATAGCATACCACATTCTCTCACAAAGATAAACATACACTATATGTCTTTCCAATAACTTAAACAATTGAGCATAAAAATCCTTTGAGTATTTGCGAATTAATTCCTTATCTATCTTAAACATGGCAGCAAAAAAGTATGGTGTCATACATTTTTCATCATATGGAACTTCAAATAAAGCATGCATTTGCTTTCTTATTGAAACATACTTCAAATCATCATAGCACCAATTAATAATATTTTTTAGTCCTTCATCGTGATATTCTGGATAGATGTCTGTCATGGTTTCACCAAAATGCATAATATGATACTCGAATCCTTCAAATTCCCTTCTTGTAATATGCCTTAAATCTTGCGGAGGTAAGTCATCTGTATATCCAGCAGTCAATGGTTGAAAAGAAGGCATCTTCTTAATAACTTCCGGGTCCAACATTTCAATTATTCTTTTCTGATGGTCAAATGGATTTCCTTGTAGAAAAATTACAGAATCTGGAAGATTGTCATAGTGTTGTAAAATATACCAAACATAACTATGAGCTTCTCGTCCATTCGTACTATTTGGAATACATACACAGTTTGGATTATCAATTGGGTTACCCTTGTTGATAATTAAATATGGTACTTTTAGTTCAGAAACCCATGATATATCTTCGTTATATCGTGAGATAACAACCAATACATTCATTTATAATACTTAACTATTTAGTGCTGCTAAAATGGCTTGGTCAATATTGTAGTACTTGTAATTTGCCAGTCTACCAACAAATACAACATCGTTCGCTTCTGTTTTAGCCAGTTCTAAATATTTGTTATACAACTCCGTATTCCTTTCATTTGGAACAGGATAATACGGTTCACCTTCCGCAGAAGAGTATTCTTTTACAATGACTGTATGATTCGATGGATTGTTTGGCAAGTGTTTGTACTCTACAATTCGTGTATATGGAACAGTTGCCGATGGATAATTTACAACCACATTCTGCTGAAAATATCCATAATTATGAAGAACCTCCTTTTCAAATCGCAATGAACGATATTCTAGTTTTGGAAGATTCTTAAAATAACTATCAATTGGCCCTGTATAAATCAATTTTTGATAATCAATAGTCGGATTATCAATATCAAATTCTCTATTGAGATGAACAGTTATATTCGAATGATTAAGAATATTTTCAATAAATTTAGTGTAACCATATTTAGGCAAGGCTTGGTATTTATCAGAAAAATATCGAGTATCTGTGTTCGTTCTTACAGGTATTCTTGAAAGAACAGATGGATTCAACTCTTCTGGATACTTATCCCACTGCTTTTTTGTGTAACACCGAAATATACTGTTGTAGAGTTTTTCACCCACTCTTGATAATCCTATATCCCTGCTATTCTGTGGATTTTCACATGGTATTTGAACACTCTTCAACCAGTCTTCTGTCTCTCTTTCATTTCTCAAATGCTGGTCGCAAAGTATGTTGATTGTTTCCATATTTACAGGAACCGGAACCAATCGATTTTCCACCGATGCGATTACCTTGGGCTCATAACGAATCCATTCTCCAAATTGATTCACATATTCCCAAACCTCTTCATTATTTGTATGAAAAAAGTGAGGCCCATACTCGCTTACCAAAATACCAGTTTCAGAATCGATGTAGTCATAACAATTTCCACCAATATGATTTCTTTTTTCAAATACATGGACTATGTTACCCAGTTCAGCATATTTCCTAGCAACAACTGCTCCGGATATACCAGCACCAACAACACATACAATCATTATAACTATACTAATCACTTGTTGTAAATATATATAACCATAAACGTTCGACATAATGACCTTCTTCTGGATTCGAATGATTACCTAACATCGTAAGAATATTTTGATAAAAAGATTTTGGATATTTATGTATTCTTTTACGAGTTACTCCAAATATACCGCAATGAGTGTGACGTAAATTAGTTTTTGGCCTAACACGATTAACAAATATTTTATCCCAAAATTCTCCAAAGGTAAGTTCAGCAGGTTTTATAAATCCATTGGTGATTTCAAATAGCCATTTGTCAATATGATTGATTCTATTCCAACTAGTACAATTACAAAAAGCATTATTATCAAAGTTTGCGAATCCTTGAATTCTTGAATTCTCTACACACTTTTCAAATACCTTTTTTGGGTCTAATGGAATATGGTCATGTATACTGCCTTGTGTAAAAATAGTAATATCAGACAACGTATTATAATTTTCTACAATATGCGTAAGATACGTATGAGATTCTCTACCAATATTCGGTAATGAACTCCATTTCTTAACACCGGAAAGTGGCACATTATTTCCCTTATCGTAGACGATACAGGATGATTGAAATGGTGAAATCCAATCCAAATTTTCTTTGTATAATGCGACAACTATATCAACGTTATCCATATTCTATTATTTTTATCGACCCTCTAAACTATTCTATAATCATACGAGGTGTAATGTGCATAGCTTCCAACTCTTGCATCCAGAGTTTCATTGCGTAAGGAATGGTCTTCTCGACGAAATTTGTTTGAATTCCACACGCACCACATTCATAGATTCCCTCCTGCTCATTCACTATCGCAAGTGTTCCACAAGTCTTACAAACACCAGTAGGGAATGGGTCAGAAACATCCATCAATCTCTCTTTCGTAAAGGCAGAGATTCCATGCGAAATCATACAATCACGTTCCATCTCTCCAACTCGCAATCCTCCATCGCGAGACCTTCCTTCACACGGCTGTCGTGTCAATGATACAATCGGACCCTTTGCTCTTGAATGCTTCTTATCGATAACCATGTGCTTCAATCGCTGATAGAAGGTTGGTCCTATAAATATTTCAGCATTCATCATCTCACCTGTCTGTCCGTTATACATAATCTCATTTCCATAAGGATGTAGCCCCAAGTCAATCATATGGGCTCTCAACTCTTCAATCTTCATATGAGAATACGGCGTTCCATCTCCCAAGGTTCCTCTACGCACACCAATCTTGCCGAAGATGTTCTCCATCAACTGAGCGATTGTCATACGAGAAGGAACAGCGTGTGGATTCATAATCAAGTCAGGTCGCAATCCATTTGCCATAAACGGCATATCCTCCTCTTCCAACATCATACCTACAGTTCCCTTCTGTCCGTGCCGCGAAGAGAACTTGTCACCAATTTGAGGGAATCGCTCGCTGACACAACGCACTTTGATGAAGGGGTATCCATCTGAATTCTTATCTTGCCACACTCCATCAATTCGGCAGGGCTCGGAATTCTTATGAGTAGTAGAAGCATCACGATATTCATAACCAGACGGGTCATTTCTTAAATTTACTACTTTGCCTATGATTACATCGTTTTCCTGAATGGTAGAATGTAGAATGGGCATTCCATTGTCCGCAATCGCAGCATAGGAGGTATTCTTGAATTTACGAGTATTGTGCTTCATAGGCTTCATAAACTTCTCCTCACGACCAGATGCTACATTTCGGTGCTCCTCATCTTTGTACATCGTGTAATACAACCCACGAAAGAGACCTCGTCTTACAGAAGACTTATTCATAATAATAGAGTCCTCCTGATTGTATCCACCATAACAACCGATAGCAACAATCGCATTCATACCAAACGGCATCTCCTGCATTTTCATAATATTCATCGTTCTGGTCTCCACAATTGGCCGTGTCAAAGAACACAATACATACGCATTCTTATCAAGTCTCTTTGGATAGTTTCTGGCATAGATACACATTGCCTGTTTACCCATAGCAGATTGATAGGTATTTCGGGGTGACTGATTATGGTCTGACAGAGGAATCGTGGATGCCATATGTCCTAGAATGAGCGATGGATGAATCTCGTAATGAGTATGCGAACTGTTTACAACATCCTTGCTCAACGCAATACGTAACGTTTCAGTCTCAGAAGCATCTACAAATTCAACACAGTACTTAATCCATTCATTCCAATCTCCACGCTTTTCAACCGGTGGAAATTCAGCACCCACTCGGAACAGTGGTCGAACCACTCTACCACCATCGGTTTCAATAATAATCATATTCATCAACGTTTGCCAAGCAATCGATGTGTGTGGATGAAGTCGCAGTGTTCTCTTTGCGTTTCTCAATTTTTCAACCAACACATTCGGCTGATTCGTGTATCCCATAATCACACCATTCAATGAGATGGCAGTTCCTGAATATACCTTCGCAGCCTTAATCCATTCAATATCATTGAAGTCCTGTAAGAAATGTAACAC